TCAGGCGATTATTTTCTGATACTTACGCCGGGTCTGTCCGGCCTTCTCTGCCGTCTGTGTGAATGCGCCGGCATTGGTTGGCGTACCAACGCTGGGGTGTGAATGGCTCGCACATTGCTGCGCCAGCTCTGCCAGTAAATCAATGGTGTCCAGCATCATGGCCAGCGTGTTGACGCTCTCACTGCCAATATGGACGGTTGGTCCCATGATCTGCTGACCGCCCGCCGCCACAGATTTACGTAATGCGGCAATCTTTTCAGTCAGGGTTCCCCCCACATCAACATCCACGGCACCGGCTACTTTCGTGGATTGTTTGCCGGTAATATCGGTTTCGTCATTTCCTTCAATGCTGGCCAGCCTGTTGCCTTTCACGGCCTGGCTATAATCACCGGCACTGACCTGCTGAATGGCTCCGGCCATCAGGGTTGAGGTACCCAGAACCGTGGTCTTATCCGTGGCTTTAACCGTTGTTTCACGGCTGACCAGCTCGCGCTGTTCCGTATCGGCTTTGACCGTCCGCGCCATCGATGTTTCGCTGATGGTCTGATCGGTCTGCCTCACCCAGTCGCCAGCCTGGGTAACACGTTGCGACACTTCCGCCCGCTGCTGTTGCAGCTGCTCGCCGGGTTTAACATCCGGCAGACTGGTACCATCCGGCAGTGTCTGCCTGATAAACGGTTTATCCGGGCGTCCACCGGTAAACGCAACTTCAACCAGCGTCCCTTCAGGCGGGAACTGGAACATACCCGAATCATTACCAGCCATAGGTACCGGCAGCGGCACCGCAGAATATACCGGCGTCTGGTTATCCGGGTTGCCGTCTGCATCAAGCAGCTGCACATCAACGGCATAGCGCGGCCGGAACGGATCGGAAAAATTACCACTTTTCACGGCCTCGCTGGGTGCCACCACTCTGGCCAGTTTTGGCAGATGCAGCCCGGAAGCCAGTTCCGGGTAATGGCTTTCAATCTGGCGCTGTGCCGGTGTTTTCTGTAATGGCTGACCTGTTGCGCGGTTTCTGGGTGTCCAGGTGACGGCCATTGTGTCATTGGTCAGATGAACTTTGGTCACGCGCTCCCCGTTCAGCTCGACACCCGGCCGCAGACTCTGGATCACCGGCAGCGTAATGGAATTACCGCCAGCAGCCCCCTGACTAAACTCTGCCGGGATATCGACCGGACGACCGGCAAACATCGCTTTTTCCGCGCCGCCCACATACAGGGAACCATCCGGCAGCTGGTACCAGATGTAATCCGGGATACTGAACGCCCTGCCCAGATTATTCAGCAGCTGATAACCCGTGCCGTTATGGGTGAAATGGGGGATCGGTTTATCGCTGTAAGGAGCATCCGGCACACTGACAGCTATTCCGCTGTTTTCCTCCAGCCAGCTGGCTACCTTGCGCAAAGTGGGATGCTGAAATGAACATGGCCACATCCTTTCAAATACGCCGACCAGCTCGCGCACAAACAGACGCTGAAAACCGTTTTCGGCGGGTTGTGCGCGTTCCACGTAGCCGGTAAACCAGCGCAAAAGGAGATCGGAGTATCCCACATCCAGCCGCACCAGTTTCCCGGTGTAATCCGTGGCGGTCTGTGCGGTGATAAACCCCCGGCCGCAGCTGTTCAGCTCCAGTACCAGGCTGGCATCCGCCAGGTGAACTTCATCCGTTGAAAGGTACAGGCGTTTAACTGGTTTCATCATTAACCCAAAGCATCATTGACGGGTTTAAGCACACGTTTTTCAAACCACGTCAGTTTTTCTTCATCTTCCCCGGCACTCTGGCCACCAGGCTGTCCCGCATTACCGGCCGTCTGTTTTTTGGCTGACGTTTTGCCTGTTGCCCGTGCTTCCCGTTTTTCCTGCACGCTGATATGTTCTGCCAGCGTAAACGTGACCAGCCAGGCCATTTTCCCGTCCTGCTGCGGGGCATCAAGCGTCCCGCTGAATGTCGCCTCGCGAAAATTCACGGCTCTGGCCACTTCATGCGCCACGCGGTATTTCTGGCGGTTGCCTCCGGCATCCGTGGCGCTGGCCAGTTCAAAAATACGCTTCAGGATCTCCGGGCTTTTAAACGGAATTTCGCCACTGATACGCAGCTCTTTCCCTTTTGCCCCCTGTTCTGATTTGGTTGTGGCGCTTGTCTGGCCGGACTGGTCTTTATCCTGAAACTGCTGCGATACGGTCACGCGCATGTTTTTCAGCTGGATAGCCTCACCATTAAGCGCCAGCGTTGGGATCGAAGTCATGAATCATTCCCTTTATTCCATCCAGATTGTCACCGACCAGCATCACCGCCGCGGTATAGACAGCAGACGGTTGCGGGATATCCTTTACCAGTTCCAGCAGCGTGGTGGCCGTATCGCCGGTGCTGGTAAACACCCATGCTCTGGCACTTTTCCCCTGCAAATCATTCAGCCCGCTGGCCACATCACTGATCAGGCTGTCGCGCAGCTGCGCGAACTCACCTATTTGCTGCTTTAATCCGTCCAGGCTGAATCCCGTACTGGCCGCTTTTTGTGCCTGGCTGACAGCCGCCGCAGACAATGCCGCCCTGCTGGTTGGCACAGACAGCGGAATAGCCATCGGCAACCCCGCCCTGGCTTTGGCTGGGATCTGCATTTTTTCGATGGCCAGCGCCGCAGCGGATTGCGCCAGGCGTTTTACCTGAGTGAATGCCGGTGCAGGGAAAACATCGACCAGACCGTTGAGGCGGGCCATAAAATTCTCATGCGTCTGGCCTGTCACCATCATGATCATCACATCGGCATTCCCGCCCGTACCGGCCAGCCTTTCAGCAAGATAGCGGACGGCATTCACCGGGCTGAGATATGCCCCGTTATCCGTCTGCTGCCCCAGACCATTTATCCACGGATGCGCTGGAACAACGGAACAATTCAGCGCGGCCAGTGAGTCAGTAAAAGCCAGACGCGCTTCACGCCACATCAGGTACCTCCGGCCAGTTAATATCTGGTGCAGTGCTCAGATCCAGACGGCGCAAAGCCGTGCGGAAAGCACGCAGTTTCGCCAGTTCTGTTTCTTCATCGGATGAAATATCACCGTCTTTTTGTGCGTCCTCCAGCCAGTCAATACGCGTTGTAACCTCCGCCATGCGGCTGTCACGTTCCGCTTCAGCGTCAGCCAGGTGATTGCGGATTTGCTGCAATTTGCCGTCTTTATAAAACCAGTCATCACCCAACGTGACGCGCAGATTAGCTTTGGTTGCCGGAAGCTCAACAACACTCAGATTGACCGGGAAAAGCGCATGAATATTTGTCGTGAACGTTCTTACACGACCATCATCGTCATATCCAACTTTTAGGGTTTTTGATTCATCAAATAATTCAATAACGTCATACCAGTCATTACCTTTATCATCCTGCAAAAACATAACATTCTGACCATCAATAATTTTTGGCCTGTCAGTAGTGTCTGGTATATATGGAGTAAATTTACCGAAGCGCTGCATTTTAATATCCTTTTAATTAATAATATACCAAGTACCATTCACCTGTTTTCGCATATAACGAATGATAAAATTACCAACGTTACTGCTACCGCCAACCATATTAAAGTTGTACATAGCTGCACCATCAGTCCCTCGTGGATACCCCCACCCATCACGGAATCCAACTTCGGCAGGTGCTGTCAGATCGATATTCTGGACAAAGTTCTGCAATACCCATTGTTGTGTGGCGTGTGCCGATAAATCAGTAGCTGGCGGCGGGTTTACAGGTGAATAGACTCGATTACCTTTGTCATAAATGCCGACTGTGGTATCTATTGCGCCAAATACAGCCAGATATCCATGAATGGACGCACTTCCATCGCGACTAATGGATAATGGATTTGACGCCCGCGAATTCAACTCCGAAGTGCAACACCCGCCAAATCAAGCAACCTGTCGTAGTTCATCAAACACGATCTGCGGTTGCCTGAAATCCAAACATTTGCGCGGTCTAAGGTTGAGTCGCCGCTCGAAGGCCGACAACTCATCCGGGCTGAGCTGGCTCAGGTCGCTGCCCTTGGGCACATACTGCCGCAACAAGCCATTGCTGTTCTCGTTCAGACCTCGCTCCCACGCGCTGTATGGATGCGCGAAGTAAAACTGGGCATTTAGCACCTTGGCTACTCGCTCATGTTCCACAAATTCACTGCCATTGTCCGCGGTGATTGTATGAACATGTGCCTTGTAGGGCTCTAGCATGCAGATGATGGCATCGGCCACTGCAGCTGCCGTCTTGGCAGGCACATACTGCACTAGGTAGAGTCGGCTCTTACGCTCGGCCAGTGTCACGATGGCACCACTACCTTGTTTGCCCGAAACGGTATCCACCTCCCAGTCACCCAATCGGCTACGAGAGTCGACTATCGCTGGGCGCTCATCGATCGATACCGGGTTGGGGATCACGCAGCGCTTGGCATTCTGTCCCTTACGGTAACGTTTGTGGCCTTGCCGCAAGTGACGGAACAGCTTGCCACCGTTGGCCTTATCCTGCGCCACATAGCGGTAGATCCACTCATGACTGACAGGGCAACCAATGCGCCTGCAGACCGAGCTTATCTGCTCCGGACTCCAGTCTGCGGCCAACGCCATGGTCACGAAAATAAGGGTATCTTCCGGGACACGATATTTGCTGCTGGAACATCGTCGCAGGGTGGCCGATTGATGAGCCTCTGCTGGTTGATAACCTTGCGCACACCGGTTGCGACGGAGTTCGCGACTAATGGTGGATGGATGCACACCCACCTTGCGGGCAATCATTGCTTGGCTCAAGCCATGGTCATGAAGGCAGGCGATCTGGTATCGTTGTCCTTCGGTCAACTGATGGTATCTCATGGTGTTCCGCTTTGTTTCTTTGGCGAGAAGAAGCGTACCAGAACCGGCAGTTGGCCTCTTCTCTCCTATGCACCATGGGTGTTGCAGTTATTATCTGAATTCGCGCCCACGCACCTTTCTCGTCATAAAAATGAATATCAAATCTGTCCTGATAATACCCGTATGCGCAGGACAGAATGCCACTGGCGTCATCGTTGGCTATCATGCAGTTAGCATCTGGCCTTGCACCCTGGAATAAAAAGCGCAGCGGTCCGCGTAAAGCACCTCCTGTTATTGGAAGTGCTCCAACATCTTCTGACGTTGGTTTGTTTGCGGTATTAAAATCACGCCTCCAGCCCGGCAAATATCCATCACCATGATTAGTGTAGGTAAACTGAGCGCTGAGTGTACCTTCACCTGTCGTGGCTGTAGTGACACGAATGGTCATCGCATCACGAACGCCCATAACCTCAACAACCGCACCGGCTAACTGAATATTTCCGCACCCTGTATCAGTGATGGTTCGGTTACCAGCGTAAACCCATGAGCCTTTACACATCCAGTACGGATGATTAAATGCCCCCTGTGATTCAAGCCAGGCGATAAACTCCGCAGTAGTCCAGTTGCCGCCCCCGCCAATGCTAACGGTTCCACTAAAAGCACGCGCAGCTCCGATATTTCGCACAAACCAATCCGGTTGTGGTACGTCTGCGCCGTTCTGCTCTTTTTGCAGTGATCCGGCAGCCTTGTTAACCGTATCCTGCAAACCAATGTTTTGAACAAACAACGCTGGATTAGGAATATCAGAACCGTTTCGGTCTTTCGCAAGACGTGCGTTGGCGTTATCCATCGCGATTTTAACCGCTTTCGACGTCGCGGCCAGTTCTTCGCTGGTGCTGTCTGTCGCGCTGTTTAACTGAGTAAACCCCTTCGCGCTGGTAGTTGCATCTGGATGATTTCGGGACTGTTCATGCTTTTTCAGCGCATCACTGGCCTTTTGTTCGTTCAGCGTTCCTTTTGGCCGTAAATCCGTGATATTGCCATTTACATCAACACTGGCCACAGCAAACACGTAATGCGGCACACCGTTCTGCACATAATCAGCCAGGTTTTCCGCCACGGTGATTTTGCTCTGAACATTCCAGACACTGGTTAGTGCTCCCGTCCAGCACACATCCAGCCAGACTTTGACCGGCTTTGTCGTCACGGTGATATTCTGATCTGCAGCCAGTGACGTACGCAGTCCCGCCACATAGCCGGTGCCTTTGGTGACAAAGAACTGATTGCCCGTTTTACCGACTAGATAACCATCGCCAAAGAATGCCGCAGCGCCGTAAATATCCGCATTTTCCAGGCGCTGACGTTCATCCATTCCGGCCATACGCGCCGTGAAATCAATCTGCCAGGTCTCAGCCGGTGTATTAATCCCGGTTTCAGTCTGTGCGCCGTTGTACTCCATCAGAAACGAACGGGTAAGCACGTTCCCCTGCTGCCCTTCCGCTGTTTTCAGCTTTTGCTGTAAGGGCGCATGAACAATCATGGCCAGGGTGCCGCTGGCCTTATTCAGCAGACCAATCCAGTTGAAACTGAAATCGCCCACGTCAGCGCCCAGAACGGCGGAATACACCACGCCATTTTCATTCACCACGCCAGTGCGGGTAACAGGCTGCCGGTGCACAATCTGCTCCACTGGCGGCAGTGCTTCACTGCGATCAACGGGAATATCCGGGTTCAGCCCTGGCACATTCGCAAACACAAATTCATCCAGTAACACCGGCTCGCCGGTCGCACCCTGCTGCGCTTTCCAGTGTTCAAACGCCAGCGTGATAGCTGTCTGTGACATAAAAAACTCCTTACAAACCTGCGCTGAATGTCGCGCTTCGGGTTTCCGTCCCTGCTAACGAAGCCGGATAAACCACATATTCCCCCTGATCCCATCCGGCTCTGATGGCCATTTTTTCCGATGTGATCACCTCAAACTGATAGCGGCGGCATGTTCTCCCGTACTGCCGGATTATCTGGATAAGCAGCTGCGTGTTGTCCGCTATCTGGCTGTCTGTCACACGTACCAGGATCACATCCCAGTCAATATCTGGCTGGCGCTCCCGCAGCTCCACATACCCAATCCCCAGCCGTTCAAAGATGTTGATAAATCCCTCAACGGAACCAGCATCACGGGCATTTACAAAGGCATACGCCACACGCTTACGAAACAGGCTCAGTGGCTCACCATCAAAGCGGGTTATGTCCCGGTCATACGCCAGCAGGTTAAGTAATGCCGGTGTGCAGGTGAGCGGATCAAACTGGTTCAGTGGCCAGGTTATCCAGCCGTAAACCTCCGCCCAGAATCGCCGCGCTGTTTTCAGCAGCTTGTTCGGCTCCCCCTGATTCATCCAGGAAGGAAGCACCATCCCGGCCAGCTTTTTCATGAACTCATTCATTCTCAAGACTCACTACCAGTGACTTCAGACGTGGCACATTCAGCTCACTGGTAATGTCACCCAGTGAAAAGGACAGCGAATCCGCCAGTGAAAACGTTTTGTGGATCTCCCGCCCCAGCTGAGAAAACGAGAAGCGCGAATACGGCCACGTCTTTCTGACGTCAAAATCAGCGTTTTCACGGAAAGCACAGCGGATCATGTTTTCAATGCCGGCCTTCAGGCTGTTCCGTTCATCGTCTGTCAGGTTGGCCAGATTTCTGACGTACACCGTCACGACCAGATCGTGACGGGTTTCCGGCATGGCGTAACACTGCATATCGTCGCCGTGGCCGTGATGCCCCTGCGTGTTGATGTAATCATTCACCGCATTCACAAACGGCGCGGAAGTCACCCCGCTGTCCAGCAATAAATAGGCGTTTGCGGTACCCGGTCCCCTCGGCGCTTCATGCTCAAAGAAAATCCGGTCAATACTCAGCCCGGCAACGCCGGCAATCATTGAACGGTAAACCGCATCCGTGTGGTAATTGCCCACCAGGTTGAACTGGTTGCGGCAGCGTTCACGCAGTTCATCATCACTTTCCTCATCGGCACCCGGCACTGTCAGCCAGTTTTCCTCACTGGCCACATGGCTGATACCATCCACAGCCACAGGCAAAATGCGGTAATACCCTGGCGCAAGGTTATAGGCTCCCCCGGTGCCGGTGGCTTTCACCGGTAGCAAGGCACTGGCCGTGCCAGAAGGGATCACCACATCGGCTGTGGTCGCCAGTTCGTACACCCTGCCGTTAATACGTTCGGTCTGGATAACAGTCCCGGCCTTCACCGTCACAACGGCTTTGGTATCCTCCTTAAAGAAGCGGATCACACCCTGTGCAGCGCTGGCGGGTTTCGCCGTCACGTTCACCGCCCAGGCCAGCAGACGCAACATGCTCCCGCTGGCCGTGGCCACAAACATATTGGCCAGTACCGTGGACACCAGAACTTCTTTCAGCCACATCACCGGTGCAGTCACAATGGCTGTGATTAAGCGCCAGAACGGTGACATACGGGATGTGTTGGTGATAATGCCCTCCTCAGCCGCAATCGCATTAAAGCGATCCCGCACTTCAGTTTCTGTCACCGGCATCCCGCTGGTTTTCACCACGTCTTCAAAATCAACCTGCGGTTTTTCCGTCATAAATCCACCTGATAAGAAAGTGTGCCAAAATCATAGGTACTGGCAGTCACCCAAAGGCGTTTCTGACTTTCTTCATTGATTTCAACTGTGCCAGGCACTATGCGTTCATCATTTTCAACCAGTAATTCAAGCTGGGTAAAAATATCTGCCCTCAACGTCGGACTTCGCTCCGCAATTAATTGCGTTGCCAGTCCGCTTTCAATAATGGCGTGCACAATGTCCTGCCCGATGCTTTTACGGTTATTGCATAACTCAGGTTCATGACCTGCATTCAGTGAGAAATCACCATTATTAATAAGCAGGTCAATATAAAGAATTTCACTCACGCATTAAGCTCCTGCCATTCCATTAGCTGGGAGGGTGAAAGTGCTTCTTTGGTATGAAAATGCACTTCACCAATTTTACGGCTGTTATCCGTCACTGATTTAGAGTTACTGTTTATCGTTTTACTGATACCACCGCGATCCACATCCTTTAACTTTCCACCTGTTGAAAGTGTATTAGCAGTCAATGTTTCACTGGTATTTGCAGTATGGTTGCTCTGTATTAATGAAGGTGCCACCCCACCTGTAATTTTATTTATTTCCGGCGAAACGGTTGTGGACAGGTCAATATTGACGCCCGGAATTTTATTCAGTTTTTCTACAATCCAGTTCCACGACTTCAGAAATCCGCTTTTAATGGTCTGCCAGACGTTATCAAACAGGGAAACAATCCCGCTGGCCATCCCGCTTAATGCCTGTGAGGGTGAGAACCCGGCCAGTAGCGCAATAAAACTGTTCCAGCCGTCTTTAATCCACTGCCATGCAGCGGAGAACACGCCGGCAAGCCATTCCACCACGCCCGCCACCGCCGTAAACGCTGCGGTATTCATCACCGCCGCTTTCACATCATCCCAGTGTTTAATCAGCAGGTAACAGCCCGCAGCCAGCAGGGCTATCGCCCCGATGACCAGCAGCACCGGCCAGCTCATCAGATTGATACCAATACCGGCCATAATCGCCGCCATGCGTACGGCCAGCAGCGTGCCACGAAGGAATTTAAGCGTGATGTTCCATGCCGCGACGGCTTTTGAGGCAATCCAGACAGTGGCGGTGTATATCTTCGTGACTGAAGTCAGCGTCTTCCAGAGAGCAATCGCGCCCAGCTTGATAAGTTTTGAGACGCCCAGAACGATATTCGCTACCGCGCCGGCAGCAGCAAACCCCAACAACGCCATAGCCGCATAACCGATAACACGCGCAATGTTGGGAAACAACTGCATCCAGCGGGCAAAGGTCTGCCCCATGTCGGCCAGGCGATTCAGCACCGGATACAGGACGGGGATCAACGTCAGTCCAATGACGGTCTGAATCGACTTCAGGATCTGAACAAAGCGATCCCACGGTTTCACCAGTTTCCCGGCCATCTCCTGTGTACGCTTCAGTCCGTCAGAACCGCCCAGCTCAGTGATATTACGTTGCAGTAAGGCCACATTGCCGTACAGGTGCTTCACCACCGCCGAACTGTCACCAAATGCCGCATCCAGCTCCGCCTGGGCTTTCAGGTTCCCTTCCAGGCTTTTGCCATACTTGCCCTGTAACTTGATCAACATTTCAGGCATGGACAGCATTTTGCCGGTGGCATCCGTAAAGGACAGCCCCAGCTTTTTACCGCCTTCAATGGCTCCGGTCATGAAGCCTTCGTAAGCGCTGCTGGCTTCCGTTCCCAGCGTTCGGTTAAGCTGCCCCAATACGGCCAGTTGTTCATCCAGCCCCACACCGTAGTTGGTACCCACGCCGCGCGCACCTTCCATCAGGTCTTTGATGACGCCCATTTCAGTACCGAAGACCTTACGCATGTACACCATTTTTCCGGCCAGTTGTTCAGCAAACTGGACTTTACCCAGGCGTGCCGCCTCGGCGGAAAAGTTGCCGTACATCTGCCCCATAAACTCGGCGGTGTCGGCGGATGTTGATTTCAGTGCAAACGCCAGCGTGTTGGCGACTTTCGTCACCTTCGGCAGTTCATTCCCGGTCAGGCCGGCAATGGCGGTGTTAATACTTTCCGTGGACTGGACAAACTCCACCGCGCTGGCACCGTAGGTCATACTGAACCGCAGCGCATCACGCTGGACGGCCTTTAAAGCCTGATCATCAATGCCTTTTGCGGCTGCGTCATTCAGCGCGTCATACATCTCAATAGCCGGCGATAACGCCCCTTTGATGGCCATCCCTGTGCCGGCTAAAGCCAGCGCACCGCCCCCAATCTGCGTAAAGGCCGCTTTCGATTTTTCAGCAAAGCCTGTGACACTGCTCTGCACCTGCTTTAACGGGCGCGTCAGTTTATCAATCAGGCTTAATGTAAAATCTAACTGTTTCATCCTGAACCTTTAAACGCGGTGCTTATTCCGTTAGCAACCGCTATACGCGTATTTTCCCAGTGGCGATTATCCAGCCAGATAGCGGCGGAAATATCATCCACGGAATCCTGACCGTGCGGTAAATAATGACGCCGTAAAATCAGATATTGTTCGAGTCCGTTCTGTTCAATTGCCCGGACTCGCTTTGTCAGTTTTTTACTTCAATTTCCAGTTCGGGCGCATAAATCTCATTAATTTTCCCGGCAAGCTGAAGTGCTGCCCCCGGACGTTTAAGAATATCTTCCAGTGCTTCTTTACATTCGGGTACAACAATGCGCATCAGATAACTATGGGCTGGAGCCACTTTATTATCCATCGCCATTTCGTTGATGAATTTATTATAAGCCGTCTGATTTGGTTCAAAGGCAATATCTTTTTTACATACAACCAGATTAATTTTTTCCATAAATAACATTCTCTCTTAAATTAATTTCATCAACCAGCGTGTTATGACGTGCAGCACATTGCCCGTATAACTCCAGATAAAGTGTCAGTAATTCCGCCGCATCTTTTCCCTGCGTGCCATTCAGGCGCGGCAGCTGCGTGGCACATTTAGTTTTCAGGTTTTCCTGATAACGTACGTTCGGTACTGGTGACGGCATCGTTGTACATGCTGACAAAATCATCAGACAGGCACTTATTGGTAAACACCGGCTTAACCACTTCCGTACGGATTTCACGCGGTGGCGCATTTTTCAGTGCCTCCAGTTTGTCTTCCAGCCGGCGACCAGAAATGCCGGCAATATCAGCCAGCCGTTCCCCGGTCGCGGTGGCCGCTTTTGAGACGGTCAGATCGATGCTGTCCCGTTGCCAGCCGGCCGTTTTCCAGCCGGCTAAAAATGCCAGAACAAGGGTGAATAACCAGCCTGACACCACGCGATCCATCAACGCACCCCGTTGTGTTCCAGGCTGAAATGATTACCATCAGGACGGGTTTTAAAGCGTCCGCCCCAGCTCCCGCCCAGCGATTCCCAGTATTCCCCCAGCGGCAGATAATCCTCCGTGCGGGTTTTATATTCGCCCTTCACAAACAGATTAAAATCCACGGCCAGACGCTGGGTGTGCAGACTGTTGGAAATGCCGCTGCCCTTCTTCGCGTTAAGTGCCGCCTGTTCCGGCGTCCGGTACGCCTCACCGAACGTCAGCCACATCCCGTTGGCGTTAGCATACTGGATCAACAAAGCAATCATTGATGTAAACCGTTGTTGTTTCTCGCTCAGCGTCATTTCCCTGTCCCTTTATCAAAAATCCCTGTAAAGCCACGTTTGCGCAGCCAGGCTTCCACCACGTTCTGCCCCAGAATGCCCAGCGCGGAACCAAAGCCGGCCAGCGCAAGTGGGTGAATATCCGGGACAAAATACAGTGCCACGCCGGCAATCAGTGACAATCCGCTGCCGACAATGACACGGCCAGTGACCAGCCGAAGGGTGATCGGCTCGTCGCTGTTGAGTAATTTCCCCAGCGCAATCATCGCCCCCATGACAGCCAGTGCAATGAACCCTTTTTCATACTCCTGCATCCCTGCTGCCTCTTATCCAATCAGGTTTTCAGTGGCTTCCGCTTCCAGATACGGCACCCCGTTGATGTTGACAAACTTCGGACTGGTCACGAAGTATTTGATTTTGTGCGTGGATACGCTGCCCCCCTTCGGATCACCATCCAGAACGCTGTTGAGCTGGAGCTTGTTCCCGAAGGTTTCCACCTTCATTTCTTCGCTGCCGGCTTTGGCGTAAAAAAGGAAATCCACCGGGGGAATGCCCCGCCATGAACCTGCTGAACGGGCTTTGGCCGTCAGTACCTGAAGCACTTTTGAGCTGACTTCAATTTCCCCTTCGGCGGCAACATCGCCGTCAACATAGCCGTCCGGGACACCGCGTGTCTGGGCTGCGGCGCTGTTGTCGGTGATATCCAGCGAAATTTTTTCAATGTGGATCAGGTCGCCGTCCACGTAGACGTCAAAGGACATCCCTGAAATACGTTTGGTCATGCGCTGGCCTCCAGACTCGCATCCAGTAACAGACTGATGGTGATTTGCAGTGGCACTTCATACGTACGCACCACAATGTAGATATCCACCGCCTTTTTGTTCTTCCAGACAATGGTCACGTCACCGTCCTGCGGTGGCTTCACTTCGCCCGGAAATGACACGCCGTTAATACTGGCCGCCGTGGACATTTCACGCAGCGGACGGGCAAACAGCGTCTGGTGTGCGGCAATACTGCCCGGTGTACTGTTCAGTGAGCGATCGGCAATCTTACCGATGGCCAGCAGACGGACACGACGTGCAGCCTTATCCACAATACGCAGCGTCTCAATGGACTGATAATCACCGCCCTCAACGTCGAGTGTGCGACCGTCAGACCAGTAAAAGCCGTCATAGTCCGGATACCACATCGGCACGCTGTAGCGCTGTGCCTCCAGCGCCTGAAGGGTCGCCAGCTCCAGCGTTGCCCCTGCTCCATCTTTCGGCAGTTCGTCGCTACCCAGGCTCAGTAATGGTCCGGTTTTTACCCGCGCCGGACTGTCAGCGATGGTAACAGCGCGATTACAGAGGCGACCAGCAAGCACGCCCGGCTCATTCCCCCAGAGGCGCGGAACCAGTTGCACCGCTTTTTCAGCAATACCCTGCTGAAGGGTGGACAGACGTTTCAGATAATCCGCCTGTGATTCATCCTCCTGCATTCCCTGTACGGCCAGAATGAACCACACCCAGCGACCGTATTTTGCAATCAGTTCAGATCGCAGCGTTGCCGCCTGATTAATCTGCTCTTTTGCCGCCACATCATCAGACAGCACCACACCTTCCACCGAACAGGAAACCTGTGCAGCTTTGACGGCATCAACCCATGCCCCCGGCTCACTGTCAGCGGCCAGCACATGGATAAATCCCCACCAGTTCTGTCCGGCGTTCGCCAGTGCGGCCAGAACATCACTTTTTAACGGGCTGTCACCCTCACCCAGCAGCGCATCAAAATCGCTCTGTGCGTTAACTGCCTGTGTTTTCCCTACATTTTTGGTTCCCGTACCAATAAACAGCAGCGTGCGCTCCACTTCCGTGGTTTCACCCAGCAGCTGATTTACCTGGTTTACGGTCACAATTGGCCAGGTCATGATCTCCCCCTGATATCCTGCGCGTTAACATCCCAGCCGAACCCGATAGCCTGAAGCTGTCGCGCCAGCGCTTTGTTAAAATCATCCTGACCGATCCCCAGAAACCCCCTGGCAGGTAAATCAATCTGCCAGGATGTTTTGACCGGCTTGTCCTCCAGTATCCGGATAAGCAAACCTGCCTGTCTGGCGGTCATTTTTTCCTGTATTTCCTTATATCCGGGCTTGCGCCAGCGCTTGCCGCGCCTGACTTTATACCCGGCCTTACGCAGACGTTTCGCCTGTCGCAGTGATGCAGGTTTATCCCCCTGCTCACGGCCTTCCACCTGCTTGCGGTTGACGGTCACGCTCATGCCATTCTGCTGGACATAACCCACCACGCCGGCAGGCAGATTTCCCTTCGCATTCCGGTAATTACCACCGGTCAGATACAGCCTGACAGACTCCGTTTCCGGCATTTCACGGATGCGGATAAGTTTCGGCATATTGCGCAACATTTTGCCTTTACGCCGGGTCTGTCTCCCCTGCCACTTATCCCCCTCCGGTGACTGCTGATTACGCACATTGCGCTTTGCTGCGGCTTCCACGCCGTATTTCGCCATTCGCCACAGCAGCCGGCGACGTTTGGCAGGAGGCAAATCCAGCTTTTTCAGCGCCTCCTGTAGCTGGCGGAACTGTTCCTGGTTCAGTTCGCCATTTATCATTCCTGCCCCTCATTGACGGGGATCACCGTCACCTCATCCGCCGTCCAGACTTCGGGATTTGCCAGTTTCCAGCGCTGGCCATCAAACGGGATCTGACCTTTGGGATCGGGGATCAGATTCAGTTCCTCCACCATTGGCAGCGTCACCACCATGATGGCGGTTTCCTGGTCGATGGTTTCGATATCAAATTCCGGCAGTTCGGCATCAATACCGGTTTCCTCAAAGAGCGCCCGCTCATCCTGGCAAAGCCACGACATAAACAACGCCATCAGGATTTTGGGATCGTACTCGCGGTAGGGATAACGCTCCCACGTCAGCACGGCGTTATAGCGAATGATGGCAATGCGATACTGCCCCAGCCCGGTGTCACGCTGTGCCGGGATGAATGCGATCTCATCCATCTGGCTGTCAAATCCCTGCATTGCCCGTTTGGGCATGTTCGCAATGAGAAAATCCGTTAATTCGGTGAGCTGGCTCATATCATGGCCACCGTGATGCGTTTCAGTCCTTTAATACGCCGTACCGCCAGCGTGGATTCCGCTATCAGACTGGATCGGGTTTCATCGCTTTCCTGCCCCGGATGGCTTTCACGGCGACCAACAGACGCAAATTCGCCCATCAGGTCAGCTTTGGCACGGGCAAAAACAGCCTTGCGGTAACGAGCGCACAACAGATTTTCACCGTCAATCTCAACGCCCGGAACGTCCGCCGCGCTTGCATGACCACTGAGGCGACAATCTGCAACTACCCTGACCAGATCATCATTGATTTCACCGGCTGCGGTCAGCAGCGCCTGACGGATGGTGGCTGCGTCGATATCGGCAGGAATAGCACGCTGGGACTGAAAATCCTTCACGCTCAGGTCTGGCCAGAAGCCATCATTCGTCAGAATGGCATCATCAAAATCAATTGCGGTTCCGCTGAACATCCTGTTCCTCCGGAAAAAAGCGGGCTGGCCGGTTTCCACGGGCGATACGCTGATGCGATCCCCTCCACCGCGCCCGCTTTCGGGTCGGTAGTCTTATTCGCCGCTTACTGCGGCCTGAATCTCGCCTTCTTCAAACCACGAATCAACCGCACGGCCATCAGCAGCCTGATAGTGGATCAGATACTGATTGCAGCAGTGGGTGTATTCTGCACGGGCTTTCACATGCCCTTTCTCACCGCTGACAGAAATCTTCACTGCTTGCCCAAGTGAATGTTTAAACCCCATTTTTGAACTCTCCGATGACTATTTTTCAAGCGCCCGCAGACGGGCAGCGATACGCTGCAACATCGTGCCAACGCCACATTTAGGGTCGAATCCCTTCGCCTGCTCCAGCAAATCCTTCGCCCGGAGCAATACATCCCTGTCTTCCGTTGCCGCTGCGCGTGGCTCTCCGTTCTCATCGCGTAGCAGGTGCAGACCGGCAAACTTCACGTATTTGGCCTTAATGACCTCATACACATTCCAGTGCTGCATAACGTTTCCCAGCGTACGGCTGAAATACGGCTCCACATCCTGCCCCTGTGCGGCTTCCGTCTCCGCCCAGGCCAGTACCGTATCGGCCACAAACACCGGGAACGCACTGCCGAACGCGGCCGGGGTTTCCTGCCCCCGTTCGATGGCCACATCCGCCCAGTCCAGCGCCTGATCGAACTGGCCTGTATCAAACAGCCAGACGACACACCAGGCAAAAACGGGATTCTGATGCGTACTGTCACTTTCCAGCCAGGTTTGTGCGGTCGGCATCCAGCGGGGCAACAGCACATCGCGCTTGAACTCCATACGCTCTGCACGGTTGCTAATCGCTGCGGCCGCTGCCACATCCTTTTCCAGCGCGGCAATCTGGACATGCAGACTGGTTTCGCTGTCAAGTGACTGCTGCTGACGCAGTAACCGCTCCGCCTCTATACGTGCACTGTGTCGCTGTGCCGGTGACAGTTGCATCAGTTCCCCCTTATGCGCCCGCTGATACCGCGCCGATTGTCACCGCGCTTTCATCAAATGCGGCATACAGTTCCGGATATTCCACGGCATAACCTTCATTACGCAGATATTTGTTTTCATACTGCTTACGGTCTTCCACAAACTCCGCTTTACGCTGACGCGTGCCGCGCTGGGTGTAGATGTGCAGGTTAGGCAGTGTGGTAACAATCATGCGCTTGCCAGGCATAAACGGCGGAACATAAGCCGTACGGCCGGCGATACTGTCAGACAGCAGCTGTGCGGCAATCTTTTCAGTGGGTTTATCGGCTTTCTGGTACAAACGGAAAGATTCAGCAGCCACCAGGTCAGCCCCCACCAGAACCACCAGACGCGGGTCATTACGGAACTGTGCCGGGATTTTGGCGTTGATAAGGTCGGATGCCATTGCATCAAGTGACACATAATCGCCTTTACCGTCACCATCGAGCACAACCGCATCAGTGACAATCTGCTTACCGCCATCCCATTCTTTAACGATCTGGTGCCAGCCTTTGTTCACATCTTCGCCGTTCGGGTTCTTTTCCGCATCCGTGGTATCTGCAACAGATTTCCCGTTGAAGCCGATACGCAGCATATCCAGCGCAAACGCCTGATTGGTGAACTCCTGGACACGCTGGAAAAACTCGTTTTCATCGCCGGCGTTCGCCCAGACAGAAAGCAGTTGCCAGGTCAACGCGGCACACGAATCCGTTTCGACCAGCTTGTAATCATTACCGCTGACGCCCACTTTTTTACGGAAACGGCCATCCAGCACACGCCCGGTATACAGGCCAGAACTGCCAACCGGTACCACCTGCCCCTGTAACTGGTCAACATCAGCAACCGTCAACAGATTCAGGAAAGATGATTCTTCCAGCAGCGCATTGCGCATCTTGGTTTCTTTCGGATCGGACAGCGCAAACCAGTGGTCGCCATCGGTCGCACCGTAGGATTCACGCAGCCCGTTGTGGTACTGACGCAGAAACTCACGGGCTTTCGCATTTAATTGCATATTCTTTTTCCTTAAAGAAAAGTTGTGTTATCCCTTACAGGAAATTGAAGCCTTTCTTGCCCTTGCTGAATTTCTTGTCCGGCAACTGGGTGACTTTGTTATTCAGCTTGGTGAAGTTCTTCACCAGCTCCGGCAGATTACCCACCAGACGCGCAAAGTCTTCGGTGTCCACCACTTCCTTAACGGTGTCCACGTCTTCCTGCACATCAGATACAGCTTCTTCCGCCTCACCCAGACGCGTTTCAATGGCAGATACGCGTTTATCAATGGCATCCAGCGCCTCAGCCAACGCCTGTAAAGCATCAGGCTGTGACTTATCCGGCTCCGTGCCCTGATCTGGTTCTTCAATACTGAAAAAATGGCGCCAGCCCTTTTTCGCTGTCTTTGACATTCCCTTTTCCTTTTTAAATTCCCTGACTTCATCAAACGCCAGCGGCTTATATGGTCCGATGCGTTTTCCTTTGGTGCGGCTGAAACGTAGCCGGGTGGTGCTTACGCCGGCCGGGCTGTCAGTAATGGCCAGCCCCTCAAGATAGGTTTTACCGGTATTTCTGAAATTTCCGTCCGGTGTAAACTCCGGTGATAAAAATAAAAGCTGACCTTTTGCATTTGCCTGAAGCAATGCAATAGCCGGACACAGACGGGCATATAAACGCAAAATACCTTCATCATCCCGTTCGGCTTTTACTTCCAGCACTTCCCCCATATTCCCAAAATTACGGGTATGTTCCGGCCATAACAGCGCGGTATATAAATTAGGGTCATATAATTCTGCGGCATCAAGTAACCACTGTTCCTCAATGGTTCTCTTATCCACCGTTTCACCCGCAGTGGCGATACAAATCCAGTTTGTTGCCAGCTGTGAACCTGACATATTGCCTCCCTTCCTGCTGCGGCTTTCAGTATCGCCAATTAAATTAACCGCCGCATTCACTTCTTTTCGGATATAAGCAGTTAGCCGAACACATCAGATTTAAACCACAAACAATTCGGATATGGTCGGTTATTCTGTCTTAACCGAATCATTAGGCTTGAAAAAATGCATGGATGCAGATGGCGAAATACTCAGAAGAACTAAAAGGCGTTGCGCGGGCGCTTTATTTAAAACGTTATACCCCGCAGGAAATTGCCAGCGAACTTAATCTGCCTAACAGACGCATCGTCTATTACTGGGCGGAGAAATATTGCTGGGCGGAATTACTCAGCCATGAATCAACCGAAGATGCATTAAACCGCCGTATTCAGTCGCTGACATTACGTGAGGGGAAATCGGAGCTGGAGCTGCGGGAGCTGGACAGCCTCGTTTCTCATCTCGTTAAACTGCGAGCACAGCACAATAAGCATCAGGAAAAGCTGGCAGAAATTAAGCACAGCGAAAATGATGCGCCGGCTTCCCGCCAGTCCGGTGGAGACGAAAAGCCCCGGAAACGTGGCAAGTACAAAAAGAATGATATCAGCGGACTGACACAGGAAGATTTTGACCGGTTCGCGCTCGAGCACCTTTTCGGCTACCAGAAACACCTTCGCGCCAATCTCCATCAGCAAATCAGGAATATCCTGAAAAGTCGCCAGATTGGCGCAACCTGGTATTTCTCAATAGAAGCATTTGAGAATGCTGTTATGACAGGCGATCCGCAAATTTTCCTGTCCGCGTCAAAAGCTCAGGCTGAAGTATTCCGCAGCTATATCGTCAACATTGCGGAGCAGTATTTCGGCGTGGAGCTGACAGGCAACCCCATCCGCCTGTCCAACGGCGCGGAGTTGCGCTTCCTGTCCACCAATAAGAACACCGCCCAGTCATACAGTGGTCATCTGTATTGTGACGAATATTTCTGGGTACCCAACTTTGCAAAATTAAACGAAGTGGCCAGCGCAATGGCCACACACGACAAATGGCGCACCACCTACTTTTCCACCCCCAGCAGCAAAACACACCAGGCTTACCCGTTCTGGACAGGTGAAGAATGGAAGCGCGGCGACAAAAAACGCGCACGCGTGGCGTTTCCAACAGAGAAGGAGCTGCGTGACGGTGGACGGTTATGTCCTGATGGACAGTGGCGCTACATCATCACGCTGGAAGACGCGATTGCGGGCGGATTCAATCTGGCCAGCATCGAAAAACTGCGTAATCGCTACAACCGCGACACCTTCAACATGCTGTACATGTGCGTTTTCGTGGACAGCAAAGACAGCGTTTTTTCGTTCTCCCATGTGGAACGCTGCTGTATTGATCCGGATATCTGGGAGGATCATGACGAAGACCTGCCCCGGCCATTCGGTAATCGTGAAGTATGGGCAGGCTATGACCCGGCTCGCAGCGGCGACACCTCAACCTTTGTCATTGTCGCCCCGCCTATAGTGGCCGTTGAAAAATTTCGCGTACTACGCGTATTCCACTGGCAGGGAATGAACTGGAAATGGCAGGCGGCACAAATCAAAAAACTGTTTGGCCAGTACAACATGACTTACATCGGGATTGATATCACCGGGCTGGGGAGTGGTGTCTTTGAAGATGTGCAGCACTTTGCCATGCGTCAGGCGGTGGCTATCCGCTATGGCGTGGAAACCAAAAACCGCCTGGTGATGAAGATGATCGACGTTATCGAAGACAACCGCGTGGAGTGGGACAAGGAGAAAACCGAAATCGCCGCCAGCTTTATGACCATCCGCAGAACGTCCACGGCCAGCGGTAACGCCATGACGTTTGTTGCCGACCGTACAGCTGAAACCGGCCACGCTGACAGTTTCTGGGCTATCGCCCATGCCATAGACAACGAACCATTAAACTTTGAAAACCAGCGCAAATCACGCTGGGGTAACTTAGGGAAAGCAGCATGAAAAAACGGAAATACAGGGAACGCCGCACCGTTACCAAACAGCGCCATATGAGCCTTATCACGCTGGGCAAGCCAGAACCCATTCTGACGACCGGCACGAACTATACAGACGTCTGGTATGACAATGAGGCGGAACACTGGACGCTCCCGATTGACAGGCTGGCTCTGGCACAACTGGTTAACCTGAACGCGCAGCACGGCGGCGTGCTGTATGCTCGTCGCAATATGGTTACAGCAAATTATGATGGCGGCGGCCTGACACATGAACAACTGGGCGCGGCCGTGTTTGACTGGCTGACGTTCGGTGATGTGGCCATTCTCAAGGTACGTAACGGCTGGGGGGATGTGGTCGCACTGTACCCGCTGCCGGCGCTCTATACCCGCCAGCGTAAGACCGGGGAATTTGTTGTACTTCAGCAGGGTGAACCGATGATTTATCCGCCTGAAGATATTATTTTTCTCAGGCAGTACGACCCGCAACAGTCTATTTATGGTCTTCCGGATTACATCAGCGGCATCCACTCCGCCCTGCTCAACGGTGAAGCCACGATTTTTCGCCGGCGTTACTATCACAACGGTGCTCACACGGGCGGTGTGCTTTATTCCAATGACCCGAATATGACCGATGAAGTGGAAGAAGAAATTATTCAGAAGCTGGAGCAGTCAAAAGGGATCGGGAATTTCAGCACCATGTTTGTGAATATTCCCAAAGGTGATCCTGATGCCATCAAATTTATCCCGATTGGTGATATCAGCGCCAAAGATGAGTTTCAGAACGTGAAAAGCATCAGCGCTCAGGATGTACTGACCGCGCACCGTTTCCCGGCCGGTCTGGCCGGAATTATCCCCACGAACGGGGCAGTAATGGGGGATATTGAGAAAGCGGCCAAAACATACCGCAAAGCGGAGATTTTACCTATTCAGCGCATGTTTACCGCCGCAGTGGAACAGGAAAGTGATGTGCCACCCCACCTGTACCTTAATTTCCTGAAAGACAGTGAGCTGGAAGGTGATTAATGTCTGCAAAAAGGCTAAAATATCATCGTTTTCCAACTTCCGGAGCGATGGATATGCGGGTAATGAAGGTTTACTGTCCGGTATGTGAGGCAAGGGCTGTTATCAAAAAAACAGCCAGAAAACACAAGGAGCTGTCTGATTTATATTGCGCCTGTACTGATGTTGAATGCGGTCACACTTTTGTGATGAATATGACGTTCTCACATACCATCAGCCCCAGCGCCAAATCCAGCGATGCGTTGATCGCCACTATCTGTAACAGCCTTGATATGCAGCAAAAACAGCTGATGCTCAAGTTCTTAAGTCAGGACGGCACCGCAGCCGCTTAGAAAAAAGCACCTTTGCCGGTGCTTTTTTTACTTCTGTTACCCATCAAAGTTCCTGAAGCATATTCATAAACGAGAATGTGGCCATCCCATAACCAATTGCACAAGCAGTAATAATGCAAAATAAAGTGATGAGGTCGTTATTCGTTTTGCTCACTATTTTTGAAAGCAAAGCCAAAACAAGCGATGCTCCCCATAATAACCAATCAGGCATAATCCTATTTCTCCCTACTGAATATCCAGCAGCGGAACGTTTCAGGCATCCTCTGCATATCCCCTTTACCACGGTTATGTCGCTCACTTACCGCGCTGCGCGTGGTGCTTTGTCTGATGAACCGCCGTTCATTACCGTTTTTAAGCAGCTTTTTTATTTCCGTTAACGTGAAAGGAATCCGCTGCCGGTGTGCTGCTGCAACTTCTTCCATATGGTTGAAATTAATTGCAATTTCATTTTCATCTGACGAGTGATTGACGCCATAGGGTGCCAGTTCATCCAGGTAATCAAACAGATCCCAAAACTCCTGCACCATCGGGTGATCCTTTTTAAGCGCCTGACAGCGTTCAATGGCAAGCGCGGTGATGGCTTCGCGCGTTTTTTCTATACGTTCAACCGGCACCGGTACAACAAGCGCAAGCGCCTCCAGCAAGCCCACAAGCTGCGCGTGATTCTTTGCAATACGGATATGGCGAATATTGCTGTTAGACTCCAGCGCATTCCTGGCGCGTTCGTATCCCTTACCGAACGTCTGCATGATTTCTTTTTCGCGCATAGTGGCCAGTAGTGTGAATCCGGATACCTTGCTGACGGGGAGTTGTTCCAGCCGCTCCGCTGCATGTCGCGTCTGAATAGACTGTCCGCGCTTGTCGGTATAGATATGGATAATACGCTCCAGAAACGCCTTACTGCCGTCTGTATCGGCATTCTGTGCAATCACAATACTGCCCCTGAATGGTGGCTCGTATGTCTCGTTATTGTTTGATTTTATCCCCACGGCACGGGAAGCGCGGCCGTTATACAGTGATTTCAGTTCATCCCAGTCAAAAGCGCGTTGCTTGGCGTTATCCGTTGTGCGGTCGCCTTCGATTAACACAACCGGCAGATTGCCGACCTGGGCAAAGTTGCGGCCACGCGCTGCGGCCGTGGATTTAGAAGGATCAAAACCTTCGTATTCTTCACGACCGGCGAGCTTCCACAGAAATTCAATCAGCGTGGATTTACCTGTCCCCGGTTCACCCACGATTTCCAGAAACGGGAATGACTTATCGCGCTCCCGGATTTGTTCGGCAAACAGCGACCCCAGCCAGAACGCCAGCGCCACGTATCCCTTTTCACCAAATGCCGTCCAGATATCGTCAATCCAGCCCGTAGTAAACTCATTCAGTTTTGGATTCAGATCCAGCGATGGCGTCAGGCTCAGGCTTTTTACACTGGCGTGATTGATTTCAAAATAGTCTTCATCGTTCATCTCATACAGCCGACCATCGCACACGGCCACACGGTTAAATAACCACGCAGAATAATCTTTGTTGTAGCCGATAAAATTCTGCGTCTTAACTTCTTTTATTTCTGGAAGCCGCATCTGGATGAACTTATCCAGCTGCTTGGTGCTACCGGTGTATACCGCCCCTTTGGCGATATGCAGCAAACGTTTCTTAAACTCGGCGGAGCTGGTGAGCTGGTTCGCCGTGAAGGTATCCTTCACCGCTGGCCGGTTCGGCATGTTGACCTTAACGTAATACCATGACTCGTCAGTAGGTTCAGAACGCTGGAAATAGAGCGGAGTCAGCCAGCAGTTAGCTATTTCTGTCACGCCGCCAGATTCTTTCACAGCCCGTTCTTTGGCTTCCCAGTCCTGGATAACTTCGGTACCGGTATTACTGATTCGTTCATAGGCTCGCATGTACCTGTCCAGATCCAGTTCAAACCAGTACATGCGGGAATTGTGTTCAAAATAGAACGAATGCCACTCATTATGCTGATGCATGAGCAGCGCTTTTTCAGTCGGGCTTTTCGCCAGCAGAATATCGCCATAGTAGCGATAATTTTTGATGTCCGATTTACTGAACCGGCCACGCAGCAACAAGTCATTCCAATCCAGACTGGAGGATGATTTCACTGGCTGCGCCGCGCGAACTTTCCAGCCGGCATCCTCGCTACGGGCAGCAAACGCCAGCGTATGCTTTGTGCCGGCCTTATCGCCATCAAACGCCCATACAAGGCGTGGGCGCGGTTTTTCGCCCAGTTCTTTGGCCAGCGTATCCAGTGCGGCCAGCGGGTAGTTGTTACTGCTCAGTGTGGCAACGGCGGGTAAACCTGCCTGGCAAAGACTCAGCGCATTAAATATCCCCTCAGTAATCCAGATTTCGTTCACTTCCAGCAGATTGACAGAAGGAGGCACCCACCAGTGACCGACATAGCTCCCTTTGATATTGGCTTTTTGCTTACCAAAGCGTTGGGGCTGGTCAATAATGCGCTCCCACGTCGCACCACATGCCAGCTTAAATTTGACGGTTGCCGATCCCATGCCATCTTTAACAAACGCGCCCTGGGTGAAAATGCCTTTCAGTGGTTCAGTATCCAGCCCTCTGGCATCACGCAGATACGCCTCAGCAGCTGCGTGTGGGGTTTCAGGCGTATCCTGATATCGCTTAGACCAGTCTTCAAAAATATCCGGGTACAGCTCTTTAACAACGACCTGATGGCCGCAGTTATTTTCGCGGCCACACTTCAGAATCCAGGGCTTATCTATGCTGGTGAATAATTCGCGCTTACGACACTTAGGGCATACACCCTGCTGCAAATACTTATCCCGCTCTTTAAACTCAAAATCCTGAACAAGACGGCGCACAACGTCCTGTTGTATCGTTGCGTTCATATATAATCCATGTGTGAAATAATGAATAAAAGGCAAAAACTATATTCTGTACTGCTTGTTATATCTTTCATGAGTCATTAATTCCCAACTCCTGCCCTTATCCTTGCTAAGTAAACGCCAGCGATAGGAAACATGAACAGAGAAATAATGATTCGGCTTAATAACCTGATATATTTTTTTGCCGCCGTAATATTCTGTCAGCGCTGAAAATGCCTTGTTAATGACACTTTCACTTGCATGAGAGGTCACTTTCAGCATAGTTATTTCACACTGGCTATTTTGACAAGATACATCCAGATATAGGACACAATCTTTATGTTGTGGATTGCATGGTTATATGCATTGCGAGTGAAGCTATATGGAATAATACTGTCCATATTAAGCCCCAGCGTCGAAGCAAGTTCAACCATTGTAATAACAGACTGCTCATTGCCGTGGGTAAAACACTGTCCTGCAAACTTATTCAAAGCATGGCGCAACACAGAACTGTGAAGTGATGGACACCCGTTCCATAACTTCACACTCGCGGGATCAGCATTCTCATTAATGAATGCGTAAAAATCACAGATGGCTAACTCTATATCCTGGCAATCATCATCGAGCAGCTGACAACGGACTTCTGAGGGTTGACGTAACCACCACTCGATTGCTTCTGCACTTACTGTACCGCCGTTACTCATCGCATCATCAAGACTGATACGACGGTAAAATGTTTCACCTATTTCACCAGTTTCAGGATTAAAGAAAATTGCAGCAATAGCCGTAATTGCTGCGGTTGACTTATCATCCATTGCTTCAATATCAATCATTAAATGTTTCATAGTATTTCCTTAACGTTAAACTGCTTTCAGATTAGAATTGTCTTTTCTCATTACTCCTGAAGCAAGAGAAGAAAGTACCGGAATATTATCTTCCGTTGGTATATCGCCCTTAAATGCCATCAGGGTAATTTTGTGAAGTTCGGCAAAATCATCAACATCATTATTAAATCGTGCTGTTGCTGATATTCCTTCCAGACACTTAGCTAACTGAAGATTCAACTCCATCAAATGAATACCGTCACTGTGGACAGAGAAATTTTCTTTATCAATCGCTGTTGCCTGTGCGTGATAGCTTTGTAATAAGTTTCGAATAAGCGTGGCATATTTGCTTTTCATAGTTAATTTCACATTATCTAATGAAGTTAATATTTAATTCTGTGTTCTGGATTTTTCGGTTGTGAATAGCCGATTTTTCCAATCATGCCATTCTGGGGGAGCCTCTTTTGCAAGATGTTCCGCATAAGCATCCCACTCGCCACGATGAATATATATTTCGCCACCTTTCTTTGATGGGTTCTGAGGGTCTTTCATGCGGATCACCGGCAGTTTTCCAGCCGTGGCCATCTTGCGAATTGCAGCAGGTGTCTTGCCTATATATTCAGCAAAAAGCTCTGGCGTCACAAGGCTGGAAAGCACGTTTTCGGCTGGTTCCTTCATCTGTGATATCCTCCGTTAGTTTAAGTTCCTAGGGTGCTTTAAGTCATTCTAGGGTTTATTTAGGTATGCAATAGAAGACCAAACAAAGGATAGTCTACAGATGAATACCATGTCAAGAACCCATGCGCAGAAATTGCGCCAAATAAGGAAAGCTGAAGGGCTAACACAATCCAACTTTGCGGAGATGGTTGGCATTGCTTTAAGTACGGTTAAAAACTATGAAAGCGGACAAAGAGAGGTCGGATTAGCAATTATTGATACTGTGTTGAAACACTCTCGCTTCGAAAAATACACCCTCTGGTTAATGACGGACAAAACAGCACCAGCGGCGGGGCAGGTAGCTCCGCCTCTCTCCCCTGATGGGCAAGACGACAAAAAATCATCCCACTTCAGCCGGAAGGTTGGCTAACTGTTTGGTTTTTCTATGCGTTAAATCAAAATTTACATAATGATTCAGATATCGGAGGGCTTCGCTATGTCGATTAAGAAGCTCGATGATGGTCGTTTTGAAGTGGATGTAAGACCGCGCGGAACCACAGGAAGAAGGATTCGACGCAAATTTAACCGGAAGGCAGAAGCACAGGCATATGAAAAGTATGTTCTGACAAACTTCCACGATAAAGAATGGCAGGACAAACCAGCAGATAGAAGACTTCTTTCTGATTTGATTGCTATATGGTGGAGTTACCACGGGAAGAATCACAATTATGGTGACTCATATAAAAAGCGCCTGGATAAAATCAATCGCGAAATGGCCGAACCAAGAGTGTACGAACTTACCCGTAACTTTTTGATGAAACATCGTGCAGAAAGACTTCATAGCGGAGTCTCGGCCGGAACGGTTAACAGGGATTTCTGTGTCATGTCCAGCATGTTCAGTCTGTTGATCGATATGGAGGAGTTTCACCACGAAAACCCATTCCATGCAGTCAAGAAACTGCGTCTGGAAAATACAGAAATGTCGTTTCTGTCTGAAGAAGAGATCCGCAATTTACTGAATGCTCTTACCGATGATGACCGCAGGGTTGTAGTTCTGTGCCTGAATACAGGTGCGCGATGGGGAGAAGCCAGTAATCTCAAAGCTGAACACGTTATAAGTAACCGTGTAACGTTTGTTAAAACCAAAACTGGTCCAGCTCGTACCGTACCGATATCAAAGGAAATCGCGGACTATATCCTCACGCGCAAATCGGGGAAATTGTTCGATACCAACTATGAACGGGTTCGTGATGTTCTTCGTAGGATAAAGCCAGACTTACCGAAAGGTCAGGCATTGCATGTTTTACGCCATACCTTTGCAACGCATTTCATGATCAACGGTGGAAATATCATCACGCTACAGCGCATTCTGGGGCATACGACAATTGAGCAAACAATGACATATGCACACTTCGCCCCCGATTATCTGACTGATGCAATACGCTTTAATCCAATGCGCGGGAGTGTCCACATAATGTCCATGAACTAG